GGAACCTGAATACAACGTTGGTTGATTAGGCTTCAACACGACTCTGGCATCGCACGTTGTGGATTGAACCACGACAGCCTCCTTAAGCTGCTCTACCAATTTGGCAATTATGCCGTTCACATCCGGATACATCCGAATGAGCATCTCGAACAATTTCGGCCCGTGCGAAATGTCACAACTTGATATATCCATGTTGTACACTCGTCTTATACCATTGTTCGTGCTCACTAACGAATCGTCGCTGTGAACGGCCATGCCATGCGTCTCGGTCAATGTCCATGCCTCTTCAAAAACAATGGACAACAAAGCACTTGAAGCCGATTTGACGAATCTAGATTTGCAAGTTCCGTCTGGTCCAAATGACACCGGGCGACGCGCCCTGTAGTCTTTACACAAATTTGTAAAGAACGCTCCAACCAAACTGGCATGGACGCCAAGGTCACCAATCATGCGTGGATATTTGAGCGGCTTTGCCCATTCATCCTTCTTCATCTTATACTGGTACCTCTTCACCATCCATTTAACTAAAGACAACCCCAAGCTATGTACATCGTTCGCAGCTCCAATCCTCAACATGCGTTTTATGTGTGGCAACGCGGCTCTCTCCGACAACAAGTCCATGTCGGGTACACACCACTCAAGATCGAGGTCTTCTGACGGAAACTCGTGCCTACTTTCGAAGGCATGAGTCCATCTCTCGATATATAAGTTCTGATTCACACTTAGCGCTATGTCGACGGGCACTCCGTTTACGAATGACCCGGGTTCGCGTGCAGCAGTAATACGGCGAATTGCAAATCGGACGTTCACGTTTGAGTTCCGATAAATGCGTCCGGAGTGTGCAAATGACACGTCAATCCTCGAACGCAACATCTGCACTTTCTCTTCGCCAACGGGGAATATGGGTTCCCCACCCTGCCAATACTGATGACCGGCAATGCACTCAAATTTATGGTTGAACACAAAAGCTTTCTGGACTTCGCAGTCCACTCCTTCCACTTTTGTCAAACCAACATGCACCACCCCCGGCCGTGCAACCGGGGGGTAATAGGGGCGCCACTGGTCGCCCCGTCAAGCGTTTTTAATGAGCCGTTGACCTTCCACATACATTGCTATACAATACTGTATCGCAGCGTATATGGTACTGCTAACGACTCGCGTGGCTACGCGTGAAGCCTCTCCCGGCGCGTGATCACTATATATGCCATCGCAACATGCCTGTGTTTTCACGTAAGACATGAACGCAGTGAACACATGTGGACCAACCTCATAACCGGGTTTTATCAGCGATTGCCCGAAGAACTTCTGTACCAACGACTCATACAAAGGTTGGTATAACGCCCTAACCTCGTACCTCGTAAATCCTGCAGTGGCCAGTGGATTCTCAATGGTATCGTGATTCCATCTTATCAACCTACACGAAAAAATGTCGTAAACCATATCACCCGTTTGTGATATTTGCGGCACTCTTGCGTCCTCAGGC